CGGTTCTTGCTCTAACTCTTATAATGGAAAAAGAGCAAATTGCGAAGTTCTTTGGTTTTGGTCGTAATGGAGGTATATTTGATGGGTCTGGTAAAAATATAGCAGGCTATTCTACAGGAGGAATCGCAAGAGGTTCTCAAAGTGGATATCCTGCGTTGCTTCACGGAACAGAAGCAGTAGTTCCTCTGCCCAACGGCAAGTCTATTCCTGTCGAGATGGCGGGCGGTGGCGGAATGCAACAAAATAACGTAAGTGTAAATGTTGTAATGAATAGCGACGGAACTTCTAGCCAAGATAGCCAGCAGGACGGAAGACAAGCCGCACAATTAGGAAAGAATATTTCAATGGCAGTTCAGGAAGAAATCAGAAAACAAAAACGCAACGGCGGGATGCTTAGCCCGTATGGAGCAGCATAATGGCTACTTATTCAGTAACAATTAGGAGAGATGAAGTATCTGATGATACAACTTTTTATACAAATATCACAGATACTACACTTCTCGACTCTATATTTGGAGACGTCAACCCCCAAGGTAGTGATACTGTAGAATATGCTTTTGACAGAGGTATTGCACGAACAGCAGAACATAATACTTTTGTTGCAAAGTTTGGGGACGGCTATGAGCAACGGCTTCGTTCCGGTATAAACTCAAAGCAAGAAAGCATTTCCGTAAATTTTAACAATAGAAATGCAGACGACATTGTAATTTTATCCGCTTTTTTAGACAATAAAGTGGGAGCAAATTTTGATATTGTTTTAAACGGTGAAACGATAAAAGTCGCTACAGAGCAATATAATATCTCATATCAGCAAGATGAAATTCACTCTCTCAACACAACACTTCGAAGAGTATATGAGCCTTAATAATGACAGATTTAATAGATACAGTACAGCTTCAATCAATCAATGATAGCCTTATAGAGTTTTTTGAAATAACTCTTCCAGGCTCTACATCTATTGACTTGCGGCTAGTTGCAGGACTGGACGACGGCTCTGCAAATATTTATTTTCCTACTGCGGACGGAACTGCGCTAAATGAATATATTGCTATTCCTATAGAAATGACAGGAATAGAAATACAATCTGATGGTGCTCAAAATAGACCTTTACTTAATATAGCAAACCTTGTAAGTTTAGGAAGAACTATTACAAATAACTCTGACGGAACTGATGACGAGCAAACTTGGCAAGAAATTCTTGAAGCAAGCGGAGTCGCAAAGCCGGAAGACATTTTAGGCTCAAGAATAAACTATAGAAGAACTCTATATAAAAACACTTATAGATCTTCCGATGTGGCTGGGTGGACTACTACCCTACCAGTTGAGTTTCCAAAGTCCACTTTTGTTTTAGAAAGAATTAAAGCAGAAAGCCCTTTATTAGTGTCTTATGAGCTGGTTTCTCCCTTCGACCTAGAGAGAGTAAAGCTGCCCTCCAGAATAATTATAGGAAAATACTGCCCTTGGAAATACCAAGGAATCGCTATTGATGGAGATGAACGATCGGGATGCACCTACTCTAATACGAATGACCAAACAAAGTTTTTTGATATAGACGATAATGAGATTACAGGTATTGGTAGTGGCTATACTTCTCAACAGTCTTATGCCGTAGGCACAAAGATTAAGTATCCAACTACAGGATTTGTTAAAATATGGGAAGCAATTAGAAATCCAAGTGGAGTAAATGCTCCGCCAACAGAAGGAAGTAGATACTGGAAGCGAATAGATATATGTGGTAAAACTTTAAATTCTTGTAAAGTTCGATACCAAGGAGTTGATGCAAACGGAGACCCCCTAACTCGGGCCACTCCCTTACCCTTCGGAGGGTTCCCAGGAACTAGAAAGTTTAAGTGATACACGAAATAGAAGACCACTTCAGAAAAGAATACCCTAGAGAAGGTTGTGGAGTAGTAGCATTAGTAAAAGGAAAAAAGACGTGGTTTCCTTGCACAAATATAGCAGAGGACGATAAAGACTTTATTATATCGCATAAAGAATACTTAGACATTAGAAAAAAGTATGATATTATTGCAATAGTGCATAGCCATGTAGACCAGAGTAATGAACCCTCTCCTCATGATATAAATAGTTGTAATGCTCTTGGAATACCTTACCATATCTACTCATACCCAGATATGGATTTAAACATTCTAGAGCCGAAGAAAAACTTTTATCCTTTAATTGGTAGAGAATATGATTTTGGTGTAAGAGACTGCTTTGAAGCAATGAGAGATTGGCTTGCACAAGAAGGTATACATATTCCCCCTCGTGAGCCTTTCGAAGAAGGCTTCTACGAAAAAGAGTTAGATTATTTTTCAGAAGAATACATTAAAAATTGGAATCATAAAAAAGTAGAGGGCGCTCCTCAGAAAAATGACGTTTTAATTTTTCAACTAGAGTCAGAAGTGCCCAACCACTGTGGAGTTTATATAGAAGATGGTGTATTTTTTCATCACGCTTTAAATAGGCTCTCTTGTAGAGAAAGTTTATATCCGTTTTGGATAAAGCATTTAGTAGGAATATATAGACATGAAGCGTAAGATTTACCTTGATGGAGAGCTTGGAGAAAAATTCGGTAAGGTTTTAATTCTCGACGTACAAAGCTTTAGGGATGTGTTTAAAGAAATTGATGCTCAAAGACCAGAGTTTCGAACTTATCTTGCAGAGTGTCATGAAAATAATATTGGTTTTATTATGCACGTAGAAGACTCTCCTCTTACTACTGAAGAGGAGTTACTTATGAATTTTTCAGAGGGGGATATGTATATATCTCCTGCGCCTGAAGGTTCCGGGGGTAAACTTGGAGGTTTTCTTAAAATTGTCGCCGCCGCGGTAATAGCTTTTGTCGTTATTCCTTATGCTGTAACAGCTTATGGGCTGTCGGGCGCTTGGTTAGCTGCTGCTTATGGGGCTACTATTGGGCTCGCAATCTCGGGGCTCGCACAATTAATGGCACCTGATCCGGCAACTGATCTGGATAATGATTCTCGGCAAGACTCAAGTTACCTGTTTCAAGGATCTGGTCAAACAATTTTAGAGGGCGATCCAGTTCCTCTACTATATGGCAGACTACGTATTCCGGGCAGACTAATCGATTTTGACGTAAGAAATAAAAACTCTCAATTTGCTGAAGCAGGTTTTGGAATCTCAAGTGGGGGGACGGATATAACACCTGACCCAGGCAATGATGACCAAAATCCAGGAGGGCCAGATGAAACACCCCCAAACCCGAACCCAAGGCAGCCAAGTATTCCCACAATGCCCGGACAAACAGAACAAGTTAACATTGGTACAAGCACCACTCCAGTTATTGTATTTAACCCAAGCACAGTATTCGCGAATCTATAAGGAAGATAAATTATGTTTATGACAGATTTTAATTTTATGAACAATCCTTTCTTTACGGGTGGTGCAGGAAATCCGGGATATTCTACGTCGCAAAGAATCCAAATGGTTGAAGCACTTTGTGAAGGCCCTGTCTGGGGTCTAACAGAAGGTAGCGCGTCTGTTTACTTTAATAACACTCGAGGAGTTGATCCAGCAGACGCAGTATTTTTTGAAAATAGAGACGTTTCTGATGTAAATGACCTTGGAAATTTTCAGTTTCAAGGAGAGATTACTTTTAATGGCTCTAGTGATACTGGAACTTTAGACGCCGATGCTCCAGAAGATGCGATTGGAGAGTATACTTCTACAAGTATGTGCACTCTTACTGTCCAAATTGCAGAGTTTAACAACGTAACTATTTCAAATATTAACTATGCCGGAGCAAATAACAATAATTTTCAATTTATGTGGACTGCTACTCTCACGTCTGCTGACTTTGATGGAACCCTTGGAAATGCTGGCTTTACTCAAGTTGATCTATTTACAACTTACTTAACGGACTCAGCAGGTAATGTTCTTTTGGGAACAGTGACCGATAACGGAAATGGCACTGCTAGTTTAGTTTATTTTGCTCCTTTACAAACCTTTACGAATAATCAAAGTCTTTCTGTAAAATTTGATGTAAATGTAGCCGTTGAAGAGATAACTCAAACAACTATCTCACTTTTATCTAACGCTATCCCTGACGCAGGAACTTATAAATATAGCATAGTTAAAAGAAACTATGCTAACGTAGTCGGAATAAATCCAGACCTAGAAGAAGGTAAGACAGCGAACTTAAACGTGCAGTTTGTAAATGGTTCTGCAGTTCAAAATATTATACGAACTTGGGGAGGTGCTGGGGGCGGTGTCAATATACCTGTAAGTTCTCAACCGGCAACAACCACTCTTAAACAGCTTCAGCAATCTGTAGCTACTTCTGAAGGTGTCACATTGTTCTCTACTGCTGGCTACTCTGTTGATGAGGGTAGAAGCAATGCAGATGATGGTGCAACTTCCGCAGTATTTATTACCTCTGGACTATTTCCCGCAGAGCAGCAAGACTTAATTCGACAGCAGGGCGATATAATTAGCTTTGAGATAAAATACGGAAGACTGCAGGCGATTAATAAGGAAGATGGGGAAGAGCACAGTAATACCGCAATTTATGCGGTCGATATTGCGTTTGAAGACACGCAGGGCGCAGGATTTGGAGCATATGAGTCTGTATTTGGAAATGTAGTTCATACTGCAAATTTCGGAGCACAATTATCGTGGCAGCATTTTGTAGACCTTGGAGAGTATAGAAAGCAACGCAACGGGTTTCATGATTTTAAAATACGAATTACTCGACTAACTCGGCACATCGACCAAGCTGTAGATGCAACTGGTGCAGATAAGACCGGCGAAGATGCTGACTATCAACAAGGAGATAGCACTTCTCAAGTTGCCAGCATTATCGCAACTGTAAAAGACAATCTTTACTATCCTTATACCGCTATTTCGGGAATTAGTTTTGATTCTCGTCAATTTAATAGAATTCCCAAACTTAGCTATGATATGCGAGGAAAGCTCGTAAAAGTTCCTACGTCGTATACGCCTCGAGAATATACTGCTGATAATGTTGCAGTATACGCTGACTGGTGGGAAGGCGATTTTAAAGATCAGCTACAATTTACTGATAATCCTGCGTGGGTGTTTTATGATCTTCTTACTAACAAGCGGTATGGTCTTGGAGACTACATTGATCCAGACCTAGATATTGATAAGTATGCACTCTATCGTGTTGCTCGTTACTGCGATGAATTGGTAGATGACGGAAATGGAGGCACCGAGCCACGATTTAGAGCAAATCTCTTCCTTACAAAAGCAGAAGAAGCGTATAAAGTATTAAAAGACATGGCAACTATCTTTAGAGGTATTCTCTATTGGATGGATGGACAACTTACACCAATACTGGACGCCCCTGCAGATCCTGTCTATACGTTTACTAAAGGTAACGTAATTGACGGTGCGTTTTCTTATCAAACAGCAGGAAACCGAACAAAAGCAAACCAAGTTATCGTAACTTGGAATGACCCAGATCTAGACTATAGACCCGTTCCTTTAATCGTAGAAGATCGAAACGATATTGTAAAATCCGGAAGAATTAATAAGCTTAATGCAGTTGCCTTTGGTTGCACTTCTGAAGGTCAAGCAATTAGATATGGTAGATGGAAGCTTTGGACTGCACAAAATCAAACAGAAGTTGTTAGTTTTAAAACTGCACTCTCTGCAATTTATCTACGCCCTGGCGACATTATTAATGTTCAAGATGCCGATCGTTTTGGAAAAGTTTTAAGCGGAAGAACTTCGTCTTCTACAAGCAATACAATTACTCTTGATCGTGAAGTTCAACTTGTAACGGGAGCAACCTATACTCTTAATACTTTAGTTACAGAGCCTGCAGCTTATAACATTGGCGACACTGTTACTGTAAGCGGGGTTGGTGCCTTTGCTAAGGGAGAAAAAGTAACTCAAGCATACGTTGATACAGACGAAAGCGATACTACATCAGGAAGAACTCTGCGTGATATAGATACAGTAGAACGAGCTTCTAACGCTTGGACTGCAGCTACTGGAGGTGAGTTGATCTCACTATCTTGGAAGCCTTATACTCACGTCGAAGAGCACGCAGTATCTACGTCTTCTGGGCAGTCTACGGACTCTCTTACAATCAGCGGGACTTTTACTGTTAACCCTCCCGCAAATACAGTATGGGCACTACGAGAAACTCTTGATAATCTTGAAACGTACGACTCAACACGTCAATATAGAGTTTTAGGTATCGCTCAAGAAGAAGAAAATATTTTTGGTATTTCTGCAGTAGAATACTACCCAGAAAAATATACAGCAGTAGAAGTAGACTACGAGCTTGGACAAGTTCCAGATAATATATTTATTGGAGAGCCTAGCGAAGCTCCTGCCTGTCAGTATCTTGTCAGTAGAGAAGTAGATAATACGAATGCAAGAAGTCGAAAGGTTAGCCTCTTCTGGGAGCCTCCAGAGGACTTCGAATACATAGACTACTATGAATTAAAGCATAATGTTCCAAATGTTCCTAGTCCAATTACTGTGCCTCGAGGAGAGAACTCTTATGAATTTACTCCTTTGCCCGAAGGAAAATATAGATTTTCTATACGAATCGTAACAAATCGAGGAAATAAATCACCTTACGTGAGAACTTTCCACCAGACTGGATTGGACAACGCTACAGACTCGGCTAAAATTGGCGAAATATATGCTGGAGGTTCTTGTACTTCTTCTTCAAGTATTGCTGATTTAACAAGCGGAGGCCAACGATTCCAATTTGAAAAAACTCAAATTACGCTCGCACCTCCTCAAGCATTGGGGCGTCTATCCACAAATAATCCTCAAAATAATTCTTCTATATCCCAAGGACTACAAAAACTTGCGGGCTCTGCGTATGTTACTACTTCGACAACAAACCACGCAATCAGCACAGGAAGTAAGACATTTACTTTGAATGCTGTAAACTCGTTATATGTAGAGGGAATGGAGCTAAAAGCTACAAGCGACAGTAATTCCAACAACTATTTAATTGGTGTTATTACAAATATTAACGGTACTGCGCTCACTATCAATGTAACTCTTGCAAATGGTAGTGGAAGCTCAGCTGATTGGACAATTACTCGAGACGGGTATGGAATAGAGGACTGGGCATGGGAAAAGACTACTGATACAAACCCTCAGCCTCTTGCTTATATTCTTGTAGATTTTAGTCAATTTAATGATGGTGCTTCAGACCCTTTAAAACTTGTTTCTCGAAGAATTGATGCAAGCACCGGACTTTATATGTTCGAAGATACTGCGTTTAGTGATCCTTGGACAAACATAACCGGCACTTGCACGATTGACGGCACTACTTCAAAAGTTACTGGAACAAATACTTCGTTTACTACACAACTTGAAGTAGGCTCTTTTGTGCGCTTCCAAAACGGAGCAGGGGCGCGAGTAACGTTTATACGCAATAATACAGAAATGTATATTGACTCAGTATTCCCCGATGCTACAATTACGAGTGAAGTTACTCAAAAGAACCAGTTAAATCTAAAGAGATCAGAAGACTTTTTACTCGGCGCAGTATCTCTTACTGCTGATGGAACAATCAGTTTTGACCAGTTTTATACAATCTCTGACTTAGCGCCTCAGCGTCAGTTAGTTTTGGACTCAGAGACAGCTTATCTACTTTATAATGATTTAGATGAAGCAGACCAGCAGCCCCCAACTCTTAAAGTGAGAGGTTTAGCGATTGGGTATGAAGAGCCTGAGTTTAAGTTTGAGTGGACAAGCACAGACCTCAATGGAACTGAAGATACAGACTTTCAGGCAGCAAACTATCCAACAGGAGCAGTTGCCGGAGGGTTAAAGCAAGAATACGAAAAAACAATCTTTACCGAAGTAAGCGAAGCTGCATCTGATAATATTCAATACGGTGATGGAACACCAATAACTATTACTGGCACCGTTCGAGAAAAGAACGACCCAGACAATACAAATAAAATACGCACAGGCGAATGGGTAATTGCAAAACTAAAGCGTCAAGCATCAGGTAATCTTGCTCGAGTTGTAAAACTTACAGCAGAAGATTATTCAATTGTATATGACTCAAACGGAGAAAACCCTTCTTACCAAGGATCTGCAGATTCTGATATTGATTTAACAGCATCAACAGGAAGTTTTACAGAGCCTCTCTATAGATTTACAATAGATGGGACTGTTTATGAAGCTGTATCTGGAGAACAGTGGTCAGAGACAAGCACAGTTCCGTTTACTCCGCCTACAACCGTAGATAGTTTTGGCACTGACGGTGGCGGCACTAAACTTATGGAAGTGGAAGTTGCAGAAAAGCCGTCAGGTTGGAACCAGTCTGCTCAAACTCCTGCGATTGCAAACGATGATATTCTTGCAACAGACTCTATTTCTATTCTTGGTATTAAGACTGGAGGCTCCGGCATATTTGTTTCGTTCTCAAACGAAACTCATGCCATTGCTTGTGACTCGGACGGAGAGCCTTTAGTTGGCTATGACAATGCGGTATCCGGGTCGGGCACAACTATTGAAGTATTTGTAAATGGAAGCAATTATACTTATACCTCTGGAACAGTTGGAAGCGAGCAGTTCGGTGTCAGTATTACAAATAACGCCGATATTATAGAGGGCGCTATAACTGGAAACGGCACAAATATCGCAACTGTAGCAGACCACGGATTTGATGAGCTATCAGAAGATCAAGAGCTGCTTCAATACACTATAACAATTGGCGGAGCTGCTGACGGCGGTGGAAATCTTGACCTTACAAAATTTCAAACTTTCGCAAAATCAAAGGGCGGCACAGCAGGAACAAGTGCGGCTCTAGTTTACTTATACAAAGCAAGTAACACAGATCCAAGTAGCTCTACTTCTGGACTGGACAACGCTGTAGTAGACCTTACTACAGGTAAAATTGATACTAGTCAAGGAGATACTAAGTTTGAAGAAGGGGATAGTGGCTGGTATACTACTCCAAACGGCCCTACTGTAACAGCTACAAATATTCTATGGGTGGTTGCTGCAACTGCAAACGGTAGCGG